CCCTGCACCGCACCCAGACCGCGCCCACGTGGTTAGACCACTCACAGGACCCGAGCTAGATGAATGCTGGCACTCCATAAAGTAGCACGTGGCTAAGCCACACAATACAGATATAGGTTCAAGGGTAACACAGGTTTACCAAGCAAGTAAGTGGGCAGACAGTTACAGCATATTCGCACCCGAGAGTGAGTGAACTCGGGTGTTAACATCCTCAACTGTATGCCTCTCTGTGTTCTCCGATTGGGCTGATACATTGCCGTCAAGACCAAACATCCTAGATGCCTTGCCCCTGATGGCTGCGGCTTTCATCTGCGCATGCCGCTCTCTAGCCCGAAGAGGCGATGTGGAAGTTATTTCATAGAAGTCGAAAGCGTACGGTGCCAGTGAATAGTCGTTCAAACCTCTTTTAAGTCCATACCGTGGCATGTATCTGGACTTCTGATTGCGTAGGACTACATATGCTGTTGCGGCATCACTAAAATGTGCCATTATTGACCGCAACGTTGGTTGTGCGTGACGACAGAATGGTTCGAGTGGATACGCTATCTGCTCTTCACCTTCCATCATAGTCCAAGACCCGGATAAATCTGGTGATGTGCCATTTTCCATGCACCAAACCATGGAGCCATTCAGTAATAGTGCCATTTCTTCATCCGTCTTCTCAACTTCATTCCTCACACCTGAGTACCATTTCTCAAATTGCTCTTGTGTCGCGCGTGTGTTAGACAAGTCACGCTGATCAGGTGTGTATTTAATCAGATGATCTTTGTTGAGTACTATAGCCCCTTTAAATTTGGGCACCCGAATTTTCGCACCTAATGTTGGTAGCCGCGGTAGCGCAAATTCCGATGCTGCTGGCACGTCTTCATCGTCATTCTCACCTCTCACATTGAGTTGGCTCTCCCCATTCGCCTTTGCCTTTCTGTGTCCTGCGATGTCCGGCAAGTTTGCGGCTCTCACTGTTGGTGTTGTTGGCGCAGTGGTTCCTGTTGATGGTGTCGTTGTTGCAGATACTGGTGGAGTTGTGCTTGCTAGTGGCGCAGACGTAGTTCCGCTCGATGTCGAAGTTGACGCGCCACTAGTGGACGTAACTGTCGGTGATGTCGTAGAAGTCTGAGTTGCTGCTGAAGATGCGGCGGTGACGTTAGCTTCGTGCACCACTTTTGTTGGTCGATCTTCCGTTGGTGGCGTGTTTAGCATAGCCCGCTCGTAGATGGCAATCAATTCTGCATCTGGGTCCTTACCGGTGTACAGCGCCTTTAAGGCGGCTTCAGCTAGGTATGGTGCGTGCCCCAGTTCAGCTATGCTCTTGTATGGTTCTTGCTCCAGGAGCCAACTATAATATCGTCTGATCTGGTATAAGAGTTCGTCGTCACCCCATGCCTCTATCATGGCAGCGCTTATTGCGTCCAGTTGAAATTGCGGTTCATCGCTGCGACTCCATTCCAATATAGCACAGATGCGTTCCCTTTCCAACATTGGTATGTACATCCCATCAATCAGCTTTCCAGTATGGGACATAAATTGTAGCTCAGATCGATCGTTCACTTTATTTGAAAAATCATAACTCAGGCCAAGCTCGGCAAAACTCGCGCTAAATGATGAAATTTTATCGCTCAAACTTGGCTCGACTGCAACCACAAGGTCATCACCATTAGCAAAATATCGAATTTGATCCCTCAACCGTCCAGCTGGAAACTCGGCTTTGCTGATTGCATATTGCATTGCTATTATGACCATAATTGTGTTATCGACGACGGTGGATGGCTGTCCGCTATTGTTTCCACGCATTTTCTTGACTACAGAACCATCTGGAGTTGCTATCGGTGTGTAAATGATTTCAGTGTATAAATTTCCTAAACACCGCTGACCAAAAGCCCAATTGATCATGAATTTCTTGCGAATGTTAAGAACAGCGTTTAGGAGAAAGGGTGTGAGGGAACTATCAAATCGCGATCCATCAGCATCAAAGTAATCCCAACCAGGTGGCAGTTCGCTCAAGAAATCGTTCCAGCGTCCAAAGAACTTTGTAATGCCAACCGTCCATGGTCCTTTCAAGTGTGCCGCGTAAAATTGATTGTTAAAATCATCAACGCATCCTTTGCCAGCCAATAGTGTATCGAGCGGTGCTGCTGTGAATACGCGTGTTTTATTTGCTTCAACCTTCTCCTTCGATCTCAGCTCGGCTTTCAAAGATCCATTCCAAATTCCCATTTTTCCTTCCCGCAGGCGTATGTAACTCTCTTTCAAGATGTTTTGTTTCATATCGTCCGTGTAGTTCTCGAAGTAATCCTTCTTCTTCCCACCGTACAATGCTCCGGTTGCAGCTTTCATGTTCATACTATCAAATATTGGAATTGCATCTGTAATGTAATTGCACTGCTCAATTCCACTATCCTTGAGTATATAGTACGTGTCTTCCACGGCATTTTCAAAATCAGTGATGCTCAAGTTTCCTATCGGTATTTCAGTATCGTACTTTGTGATATCCTTGACAAACGCTTCACGATTTAACCTGCTTGGTGCATAGTCACCCATCAATGGTTTGAAGAAATCACTTGCCTGCGCATCGACTGATAGGAAGAGATCAAATGTTGGTGATTTACCCTTGATGACGTGCTTTGTAATCAAGTTACCAGGACACTTGCCAATTACAAGGAGATTTGCACCACAATATTTTGTTAACCAGGTGTACTCTTGGCTCTGATGCGATACGGCTTCTAGTAAATCTTCGAGTAGTTTTGTGGTCTTGAAGGCGCCTGACGGTTGGTTTGAGGTTAGATCCATAGTGCCGTAATTGACTTTGTCTGCATTGTAGCTCCATTTACGTTGCCAAGGTACATCCGTCTCTGGTTCGAAAAACTGCTTCGAGAAGTCATCCGTTAGAGCCGCAAAATAGTTCTCGTTGGAATTCTGTGCGCCAAGACTGTGTAACCCAATAATGTCCATCGTGTCCACAGAGACCATTGGTAGCCCGCAATTGCCATACTTCGTTGTAATCCAGTGTTTCCAAAAGCCAGTATTCTCACGCCGGTAAACTGCGCTACTATCGGATACCAATTGTCGGTCAAGATTGTCGTCAACAAATCCCACCAACACAGCTCGTTCGCCTGATTTGGGAGCTCGAAATTTGAGTCGCATTGGAGCCGGTGGCATGTCTTTTGGTCCTTTTATCACTATTATATCGGAGCCACACAGTTCGCGTATTTGCACTCGGTCCATGGCTTCAAGCTTAAAGAGCCCGTGCTTTGTTCGGATTTTAAGCCAGCCACCCTTTTCTTTGATTAAATGTGCTGTTGTGAGTATGTACGGCCCATAACATACACCATATATGCTCGTCCTCATATCGCCGCAATAGTATTCAAGAGCGCATAAATTGCTTGAAACTGGATGATAATCACGTAACCCCTTAGCGATAGATTTGCTCTCATGCTGAACGCTGTACTCGTTTGCTGCGGGCACTTGATCCTTTTGGATTGGTCTACTCGGACGGCTCTGTCGCAGTTCACCATCGTGCGTCGGGAATCCTGCGATGTTGTTGCTAAGTCGACCAACCTGCATTGGATTGTGGGGCACTAAATCAACTCGACGTGCAGCGTTTGTCCGGCTATTCATGAAGTATGCTTCAATCAGTGCGGGTGCGAAATTCACCCCAGGTTGCAAAATCATGTCCTCATCCATGGATTCACGTATCTCCGCAAATGTATCTGCAACATCCCGCATTCGAAGTAGATCACGGACTGCTTTATCGCACGTTTTTCCAGTTATTGGATCCACCAATCGAACAGTATCGTATTCAGCCGGATCAAACCCGTAGAAATTGGTAAACTCGCGTGTTTTTGATCCTGTGCCTTTCTCGTGAGCTGGTCCTTTCCTGCCATGTTTCGTGTAGGCTTCGCCGTAATTTTCTTGAATTTCGCGTTCGTCGGCATACACCTCGTAATCCTGCTTACTGTCGCGAGCTGCCCGATACTGCAGTTTTTCGCGCTGGCGTTTTCCATCTCCCTCAAGGTGAACTCGCGTGTTTGTTTCAGTCATGAACGTCTTGTATAACATCGCACCACCACCGATTAGAACAGCTGTTCCCAGGAGCAAGTCAGATGCAATCAAAGTTTGATCATACTTTGCCTTGAGCTTTAAGTTGCGGATGATCTCCTGTTTACTCTGGTGATGCACAAGTGTCAAATCTGGGTAGTTCTGTATGATTTCACTCGTATACTGATCTTCGCTCATTCCGCTGAATTCTGTCAATTGGTTTCGGACGTTCGTTAGTGTTGCAATGTTCTCAATGCAGTAACCTTTGGCATATCGCGATTTAATACACATGGCTATTGCGTTTAATCCGAACGTGTAGCCGCCAGACGTTGTTGACAAGTGGTGGGTGAACATCTCTTGCTTCTTCCGCTCCTCGGCTAGTAAATCATCAATAATTGATATCGTGCGTTGAATTGATGATGTATCAGTTTTCAGCGTGTATGCTATCTTGTTTGCACTCACCGTTGTGAGTTTGGTTGTGGACACATCAGATCTATTGCATTGAATGGCATCCCACAATCCTTCCAGCAAGCTATTTGAGAGGTCATTTGCTACGAACGGTATGCGCACATCCTTGTTCTCGATATGCAAATCACCGATTATGGTTTCATACTCACGGACTGTGTACCATGATGCTGATGCACGAAGTGGGAGGGCTGTTCGACGTAATACGACTGTTGAGTCACGCAATTTGAATTTCTTCAGCAAATCGTGAATGGCAGGGTGCATCGTGCCATCAAAGGCGACAAGGTTGCTCATTGTGAATGGTGATAATTCGAAAGCTGCCATGGTTCGCGCTTGCTCGCGTGTGCATTTAGAGAGAAGACTCACTGATACCTGACCCGTCATGACTGGCAAGTCATACATGAAGCACTGAAATGCTGCTTCTGTTGCAATAACTTCGGGTATTTCCACGATTCCGCGCATGGTGTGCCCAACTTTCAGTCGTGCGCCAGGCTTTGTTCTACCAACTCGGCCTAGACGTTGGATGCGCTCCCCATATGATATTGGCACCTTCATATACATGATCCGACGTCCTTCCGTATCCAATTGCGCAACCACTTTTGTGCCAAAGTCTACCAAGCAGTCGATCTCCAGTGTTACACCGTTTTCAATAATGTTCGTGGCGACTATGAAATGCTTAACTTGAGCGGTTCCGTGTAGCTCAATTCCGTGTGTGTTAAGTTTCATAGTTCGTCCATCAACTTTAGTAACACGGAATCGCTTCTCGAGTAACATTGCTGCCAACTTGTCCACTTCATTGTAGCTTGCGACGTACACTAGAATGTTATTGCCATACTGTATGATATCGTACGTCGACTTGCTCCCCTGTGCTGTAACAAAAGATTCGAATGACAGCTGGGCTGCTTCGGATACACGCACTGGAAACATAGGTTTGAATTCACATTCGCGTCCGGCGGGTGTCGCTGAAACTTTCAACAATTTAGCCGCAACCTTTGCATCGTTACACAAGCTATAAAATGCCATCGCACTTGAATCCATCACATGACACTCGTCAAACATTATGAACTCGAAATCTCGAAGCAATTGCCGGTTATTAGCGTAATAATGAAGCGCGTACCCACTCGTCATGATTGTGATCCTCGAGCTTCCAAATGTGTTCAGTCCTCGCATATGCACGCTCGGCGACTTGAAGTGCGGTTCTCCACGAAGTTGCTGTGCCACATTTTCAGTGAGTGGGCGTGTTGGTTCTAACATAAGAACTCTCCCTCGTTCACATAGTGCTGTTGGGAGACTTGTTGATTTCCCGGTGCCAACGCCACCACGAACTATGAATTCTGCATTCGCTGTATCGCTTGAAATAGTAGCAACTACCTCAGCGATGTTCTCCCTCGTTAATTCTACCAACCTCCCAGTCGTCCTATAGTGAGCAACTGTCCTTCCCATTTGGATCTGCATATCCCAGAAGCCTTCAAATGTGGTTTTCAGAATCGGTTGTGTTGGTTGCATAACTTCAACTCGCTCAAAGTCGATTGTCGTGCGCTTTGATTCATCAATGTCTAGGATTTCGTCGATCGACTGATGCGTAACTACTGTCTGTCCCATTGTTGAAAATACAGTTCGCAGCTTGCACAGAATTTGGTACAGCTTATCACTCTTATTAGAATCAATGGCCATCATCATGAGAACAATTGTTGCGATGCATTTTTCGATCCAGACATTCGTGTCATCCTTTGCTTGGTGTGTGACAGTGTCTACCAAATGGCTTTGAACGAAGCTACTCAGCTTCTTATCCCTGGCCATCAACCATCTTGCGAAATGTTCGAAATCGAGATCCTTGCCCTGTAGATGGCTATGCTCTGCGTCATACTTAGGTATATACAATGCTACCTTGTCGTACATCAATTCCTCAAATTTCTCGTTGGTCTTCTGCGCTGTTTGTTTATTCTTGACTAGGTATGTGTGAAGGGTTGTCATTGTGCTAAGTAAGATTCCAACAACCGTTGCAACACCGATTACAGCACTGACTTCAGGGGTGTACAACTTGATTGCGCGCGAAATCATTGTTTTGTAAAAGCTGTCTCCACGAGCAGTTAGCCAGGTTTTTCCTTTCCGCCCACCGCTCGACACTATAGAAATCCCACGGCCGATAGTGCGAGAATATGCTTGTGTACAGATGTTCGATGCAATCTCGGAACTGATCTTTCTCGCGTTCGCAAATAGTGGCGTAGTGGCGTGCAGATATCCAATGTACGCACGCGATACGAATATTTTTGCCTGTGGTGACAACGCGTTGTAATATTCCTTTATGAGATCGGCGTAGTATTGCTCTTTTTTCTTTCGCCAACTAGTGTTGATACTAGCATACCCACCTCTAGCCAGCTCAATGTCGCAATTGTTGAGTTCAATCGCACGCTGCATTGAATCAGTGGTTACATGATGTGACAGCCACGAAAGTGGTGAGTCTGGTATGTTATCTGCGAGCATGTCGAGAAGTTGTGGGTACAAGCTTTGCAACTGCATGATTTGTTGCTCAATTGATTGTGCTCGCGTCATGCGGCGTGCAAGATTCTCGAGAGTGCAAACCACTTGAAACAGGGATTGGTTTGAGCGCACAAACACTCTGAGTGCATTCGCGTAAGATTTGCTTGTGTACATTTGCTTGAGCACTGTTGGTGATAATGCGCTATACAGAATGTAATACGGATCAGTCTCGAGAGCTCGCTCCAACAGCACATGATCGAAAGTGCTTCGTATGAGCAAATCATATGCGTGAATTCCACCTAACGACCCTCCTACGTTGTAGTCGAGCATTTCTCCAGTGGCTAAGCGCGAGGCTAAATTCACTAAGTGTTTCACTGTCCCCGCTTTTAGTACATGGTAGCCAACTGACAGGGATCCAAGTGTATCCACAACATGCATTGTTCTCGTGCTGTGATGTACCAGTATGGGTGGCAAGAGTGCATTTTGTGCATATGTGTGATACTCTGTGATATACAAACAGGCGAGGGCAACATCCTTCAGCTTTGGCCACTTGCCAAGTACCTTGATGAGTTTTCCGATCAATTCAGACAATTTGCCTACCTTGTAGTACGGCGCTAATGCTAGCATCGGTAGGAAAATGTTGATGTAACAATACCCCTCTGGTGCGACATAATAGAATCCCTGCCACGAATCAGAGTTTGGCATGTGCTGCACATCGGCTCCTCTCGCTATCGGTATGAGGCCTGTGGCTTGCAGATACCGCATCGATAGATATGGTTTGCCGTCTCGCGCAGTTACGCAGCTACATGAATATAAATATTGATCCTTATACATTGTAATGCAAGATTCGGTTTTCCGCTCGTATGGTATTTCTTCCTCTTGCACATGATCTTCGAGGTCCTTAATGCTGCGACTCTGATTTAGGTCCATTAAAGCTAGTTTGCGCGTGCCACGTATGTGTTTCCTCACTCTACGATCAATACTAAACTCGTTTATTTGCCATTTGTTGAAGTGTTTCTCAAAGAAAGCGAGAGCGATTGGTTGTTTATCTCCCCAATTATCCCACGGACCTTGAAGAATGTCCGCCCCATTGTTTGTTGGTCCAAACGTGTGAACTGTTGGCGGGAATGGATTTGTGAATGTTGCAGAATTGCCGGCTTGAACGCTCATCTCTCGATTCTTCATGTAGCGTGCTAATTGTAGTAGACTAGAATTAGCTTCCTGCCATGCTGACACATCCGCTAGATTTGGTTCAGCTAAAACTTTCATTATGCTGTAAATTCGTCTGAAAGGCTCATCGTTATTACCACAACAAATTGTTGTGATTTCACTGCTGGTGCTGTAGTCCATAGAGGGCCAATTCGACTCCTCTAATAGTGTCTCCATAACTCTGCGCGGTGCCTTCCACCTTTCATCTTCCTTTCCAAATTCTAACATTTGCATCATTTGAGATGTTCGTGCGTGTTGCAATATCTCATCTTTCGTTCTCTGTCCTGCCACTTCAGCACATATGTCACATCGCGGATCACGCTGAGGCATAATCGCTTGAGATAGCATTTCCCTAAATTGCAAGATTTCGGTGTCGCTCCAAGTCACCCTACACATATGCCCAAATGTGTGATGCGAGGGTTGGCAATATGGTGCGTACTTCACTAGCGATTTCCCATCATCACTGTAATGTTTGATGGTGTGGATACCTGCCCTTACATAGTCTCGGGCATCGATTATATCGCCGTCATGTCGCCCTCTCACAACGCGCGTGACATATCCATCCTTTTTCTCTCGATAAATCAGCCCGCTATCTCCAGGTTTAATGTCGGCCGCATCAATCAGTGGTGTGTGACCAGTGTATGCGATGTGTTCGATAATGCTGTCCACAAACAAATCTTTCACCATATCTCGACTTGACAAAACGCCCTTATGGTGCTTTGTGATCACACCGAAGCACGATTTACCATCTCGTCTTCGGGGCTTCAAGCAGCAGCGGCGTTTGCCAATAACTTCCACTGATTTTCCAGCTCTCCTGCTAATGTTTAGCACTTGAGTCAGTAAATCACACGCTAGTATCTTGCTCCTTCTTGCGTGCTTGCGAGGTGCCCTCCGCCTGCTCAGTGCATGCACTTTGCCGTTTTCTGGCCAGATAACGTCTGTATAGATCGCCACTGGAACGGTGTCCACAGTTACTATCGGCTTTTGCGCTGATTTTGGCTCACGAGTCTCACATTTTCTCACTCTACCAGCGAACGGATTCCCGCGCTGATGCATTTCATCAAACTCAGCAAAAGGATTTGGTGCTTTCATCATCTCCTGTGTAGCACGCATAACTCGAGCGTGCTGTTTTTCTGCCAGGAGGCGCGCCATCTCCTTTTCCTCAAACACCCTTGGAACCCATGTTCCATCCACTTGTTTGAGGCCAACGTTCAAACTTCCAAAGTTCATCATCTTGCTTGCACTGAGTGGTTTCGTCGCTTTGAAGATGACAGAGGGTTCTGTGCGCTTGAAAATTTGATCGCTTGAAGTCTTCTATACGTCTTGCTGGGCTGGTTTGATTTTT